TACCAGAGGATTGTGTAATTGAAAAAAAGAAATTATCAATATGAATATACAAGAATATCTTAAACAATGTTCTGTCAAGTCCGTGGACGAACTTACAGACGAACAGGTAGTGGATTACTATACCAAAGGAAATGCAGGTATAGCTCAAAAATGTGCGGTAGAATTAGCCCTTCAAGATTATTCAGAATGCGGTTTTACAAAGGATCAGATAATGACGTCTATTCGTAAAGCTATGGCTACTAAAGTTGATTTTGGTATGAGCTATATTACTAACGAATCGGCAATAGGTCCAACTGGAAAAGAATCAAGATGGGTGTTAGAACCTTAATCTATCACTTATCTTTTGTTGGTTATTTTGCCTTTAGAAATATTGCATACTAATAACCAACTACTGTAATACATACCGACAAGTCGTGGAAATCTATCAAAATTCAATAGATTTCCACGACTTATCGACACATTATCTTTAGATTTTCGATTTTACCAAATCGCATTTTACATGCTTATACAACATATTCTCATTCTCTACCATAATATCATACGAAGGAGTATTGGGAGATTCAAATGTGCCATGAGCATCTACAATTAAGACAACACCTTCCTTCAATGTATCACCACACTGGAATGTGACCAAATCACCAACCTTGAATAGTTCATGAGTGAACGTATTTCCATTCTTTTCCTTGATTGCCATATTCTCAGAATTAAATTCCTTTCTTCAATTGTAATTAGAAAAATAAATAGTGAACGCATGGGTTCACTATTACCATTATTTTACAACTCCAGTTTCCATCTCATTCTCCAAATAAGAGAAAACATACACTGCTCCTTCGTAATACAAGCCACAGGCAGGATTACACAAGCGCTTGTAGGTTTCTGAAGAATACAGCTCATCCAGAGCTTTCTTCATATCCCATCCATACTTCTGCATCAGCATCTCAACCAATTCTGTAGAGAGGCATTCTATCTGAAACTGAATATCTTCATTCATAATCAAATCTTCTTTAAGTAACTAACAGCTTTTTCTGTTCCAAAGAAATACTGAACTGCAGGCTTTTTGAAACGCAGTTCTTCAATCATTCTGTCAATACTGATATAGCCCTGGATAAAACGACGCATTTGGAGACCCACCGTATCGTCTGCAATCGGACCAATAACTATATCGTAAGGATGAGCAGGCGTAGAAGTCATATTCCTTCTATTCATCAAAATGAATTCTGCCCATTCTTCAGAATAATCTTCAAAGACTTTTACGGATAAAACCGGTTATTTTTTTCTAAAAATAGCATAACTATTTGATAATTAAGAAATAATGGCAAAATAAAACCTATCTAGTCGGCGAAAAATCGGTGAAGGTGTAGAGGGCTGCGCATGTAGGCGACATTATTGTTTTGTTTGATTATAGTTATGCAATAATATAAAAAATGACGGATTCATGAAATATATCTTCGAATGATGCGTTATATATATATAATAAGGTATAATAATATTAACTAGGGCATTTCACGAAGAAAATTAGAGAAATGACCAAAAAAAATTATGTTTGTAAAAACAAAGAGAACATCCAAGAGATTATTGGGTGGACTACTCCAAAGTTGCATCAGGCCTCAGAATGCTACGTTTCCTTTAAAGTTTTCGATCCTTGCTACGGGAAGTTGCGCTTAAAGAAGATTATGCTCGGACATATAAAGGGTAAGCGAAATCAGCGAGTGTACGGCGAAGCTCTTATTAAGCGTATTACCCAAAAACTTCTTGAAGGATGGAACCCATGGATAGAAGAATCTAATCAGGAAGAGTACGCGTTATTTGCAGATGTATGCAGCAAATACAGAGTATACCTAGCGAAAATGGTAAAAGAAGGTGGATTGAAGCCTAACACTCAGCGCAACTATGAGGGTAAATTAGACTTCCTGCAAAGGTGGTTAAAGGGCGACGAACATATCACTTATATATATCAGTTCAATAAAACTCTAATCAGCAAGTTCCTGGATTATGTGCTGGTCGGGCGAAATAATGCTCTAAGAACAAGAAATAATTATATCGGCTGGCTAAAGTCCTTCTCCAGCTATCTTGTTGAACGAGGATATGTTCAGAAAAACCCGACTGACGGCATTAATGTAACGACGAAACTGAAGCATAAAAATCGAGACGTTATACCTAACGATGTCCTTCTCCAGCTTAAATCCTACCTTGAGAAAGAAAACAAACACTTCCTGCTTGCATGCTATTTTCTCCACTATCTGTTCGTTCGCCCTGGAGAAATGTGCAGCCTACGAATCAGAGATGTATCAGCAAAGAAAAAGACACTCTCTCTAAGCGGAGTTAACACCAAAAATGGTCGAGACGCAGTTATTACCATCCCGAACCATGTCATCGAGCTGATGAAAGAGTTGGATATATTCTCCAAACCTCTGAATTACTATATTTTCGGTAACAATTTTCGCCCAGGATTAGAAGTACTGAAGGCTAGAGCCTTCTCACTATATTGGGACAAAAACGTCAGAAAAAGATTAAATCTGAATGCTTCGTATAAGTTTTATAGTCTCAAAGATACGGGTATAACTAATATGATAAAATCTAAAACAGATCTGCTGTCTGTTAGAGATCAGGCGAGACATTCGTCTGTCGATATTACAAATATATATACGCCGCAGGACTGCAAAGAAGCAAACAGCGCACTTATCGACTATGAAGGTGTATTTTAATATAATGATTGTAGGAGATTTCTTCTCCTACAATCCTACTATCCTACAGAATCGCCTGGGTAACACTCTACATGTATACACCCGTCGATGATATACATCTCAAGCTCGTAGCCTTTATCAAGAAGCGAGCTTATCTCCCGTTCTGTAGGTATTCTCTTCAAATCTTTCATCTCTCTTATTCATTATATTTTTGGCGATATTCATATAAATCGCCTTTTCTGTGTATTTATATTTCAGTTTCACAATCTCGAAGTGCCCTTCTATATAACAGTACTCATAAAATTTTGGCGGGAGTTGAGCCATAATTCTCCTCTTAGTCGCATATTCATTATAATGCGACATGATGCCGAGATATGAGTTGACAGAAGCTATCTCTTTGACCATATCATCTATCACTCCATTTTCTGCTGCCATTCCTAATCTTCTTACGGCTAGTGCAAAACTATTGACGGTATGATTGGCTACATAAATTCTGCCAGGTTTAATGATAGCACCCGTAAACTTGACTCCCTTAGAGTAGTGCTGGATATAGGTTTTCTTCTCGTTAAGCCTCAATCCTAGATTTCCTAGTTCTTCCCTCAACATAGGAATAATGGCTAGCAACTTCGCTTTATCTCTGCTTACGAAAGATATATCATCCACATATCTGTCATGTTTTACGCATACCGCATCAATCTTCCAATCGATAACGTTGAGCAGAAAATTGGCAAACAGCTGAGCAAACAGATTACCGATAGCGATACCTCTGTCTTCACCGTTAGTGAATAGAGACTTCTCTTTAGGGATATGATTCCACATCCACAGAGGACTCCTTCGCTCGCAGTTAAGTTCTGGCCTGTGCATAATGACAAGTTTACACAACCATCTGAGATCCTCTTTATCATCGCCTTCGTAGTGTTCGACGATAAAATCATCTATCATCTTCGCCAACTTCGACTTGATGATACTCATAAAGAATCCCTTCAGATCAACCTTCATCACATAGGCATCCTGGGTATAATTCCCGCTCTCTTCGCGTATGTCTTCCGCCAGTTGAGTAACGCCAGCAAGCTGGCCTTTACCTTTGCGGCAGTTATACGTTCTGTCACAGAATATCTGCTCAAAAAGCGGTTCGAGTCTCAGCGCGATATAGTGATGGATAATGCGGTCTCGGAAATCGCCTGCGAACACTTCGCGATAGCGAGGATAGCGGACGACAAAGCAGATAGACTTTCCGATCCTATACTGACGCGAGTTAACTTCATTCATCAGTTCAACGAGATTGTGAACGTAATTAAGCTCGAACTCCGTAGCGCCGACTGTGCTCCGTTTTCTTTTCCGGCAGTCGAAATATGCTTCTAGAATCGTTTCAAAATCTATCATTTTTATTTTATATGAATACGTCTTCTTAATTAGTGCTGAAACAGGGCGAACTCTGTTCTGGTTGAACTTATAGTTGGTGTTCATGTTGCCATCGCTCAGATTCAAGTTCCAAGCGTTATCAGCCGAGTTCTGGGTTAACGCCACATATCTTATTCTTTACCATGTATGATGGTTGTGGCCCATTTATCAAGAAGACAGTTCTCCTAGTTTGGACTTACCTCCCTAGCTCTGACTACGTTCACTCTCTGACCTTTTTAAGGCTTTGATAAGCGAACCCTTCCATGCTGTACTTTGCCGTCCTATGCTATCCATCAGCAGGAGTAAGTTAGCTAACTTACCCTTGCCTTTTATCCACTGATGTTCTCCAGCTATCTCAATCAGAGTATTCAGTAATTCCAGGTTAGATTGCAGTTCGACCATATCGGCGATTCTCGCCTCCAGATCTCTTCCCATATAGACTCTTGCGATAATATGAAGAGAATCGATTGCTGTGCGTTCGATTCTGTCTCCAACCACATATCTCTGTTCTTTCGGAAAATCTTTGATGATGTAAATCACCTCATTCAGGAACTTCTTTGTTTTTCTATATATTTCAGTCTTGCTTGCTATCTTTGCTGTCATTTTAAATACCTTTCTTTATGAGAACTTGCTAAACCCACGCCCCTAAGGACGTGGGAGGATTAAAGAACTAACTACTAACTACCATAAAAATGCTGAAACAGGGCGAACTCTGCGCTGCGAGAACTTATAGTAGGTGCCCATGGTGCCATCGCTCAGATACAAGTACCAAGCGTTATCAGCCGAGCGCTGGGTACTAGACCAGTACCAGGTCTTCTGCAACTGAGTAGCACCGGTAATCTTAGACAGGGCATAGTTTACCTTATCGAAGTTTGCCCAAATTAAAGCAAGTTCCGCGAGAGATGGCAGCCACCATGAGCCTGCGAGCAGGCCTTTGTTGTTTGCGTTGGCGCGCGCATACTTATTACAGAAGCCAGGAGCATAATCTGCTGTATTGGTGATATTCGTTGTTGTGCTCGCCTTGATGATGGCTGCTGTGTTCGCCTTACCAGTGAAGTCGGCAAATGCGATCAATCTGTCGCCCGTTGTGGTTACACCGCTTATTTGGACACCATCACCCTTGCTTGCATCGTTGCCCTTAGAGTCTTTAATCTTGGTAGGCTTAGAGCTCCATGGAAGACCTGCGCTAGCTTCTGTTGGGGCAATAACGACATGCTTACCACCCTCCACGAGCAGCACACCATCGGCAATCTGTCCGGCTGCCTGAAGCGCAGGCCAGTCACTAACTCTAACCGCCAAAGGAAAACCATCGCTCAGGCGATGATACATGATGAATACGCCATCATACATCTGTAATGAGCTGGCATTGATAGCCTCGATCATTGAGTTTTTACTTGCGTTAGTAACAGCCTGGCCGTTAGCGCTGAGCCAGGCACTAATTTTTTTTGTTTGGATTCCCATAACTTTTATAATTTAGAATTAATACATTAATTACTTATTCTCTTCCTTGCTGCCGAAGATGCGACTTACCGCCTCGATTACGCAAGGGGCGCAGCAGCGCTCTACTGTTGCGCGGATGATTTCTACCTCTCGCTCGTTATACTCGGTATCGGCATCGCCGTTCCACATCTTCATTGCGAGGGCCGTACCCTCTAAGCCTAGGCCATTACCCTGGTTATAGATAAGGTTGGCAATACTCTTGCGAAGATTCACTACCTGGCAAGATGACTTGTCGATTGAGGTATATACCTCTACGTTCTCCAAATTTCGTTTCATTTTCTTTTTCTTATTAATGATTAATGTACTGAACTACCCATACGCTTCCGGTAAAGATTAGCCAGCTGAACTGATTTTTAGTACCAGAGTACCACTCCTTGGTTTTGCCATCCGCGCCTTCCCCGAAGATTACATGGTAGGCTTTGATATTAACCTTACCGTTACCCTGGATGATAAGGTATTCCTGCCCTTTAATGGGGGTCCGAGGGAGGGTTAATGTGATAGCCCCACTATTCGTGCAGTAGACGGTATGGTCGTAGATATCGAGAGTCGTGCTGATACTGATGTCGCGGATATACGGACGGAGACCGGCAATATCGCCAGAAACTACCTGTATAGCGTGATTGGTTTTTGCACCACCCGTAGCGCTGATTCTCAGACCGATACTGTTCTGGCCGTTAAAAGAAGAAACATCAAGACCGATACTGTCAGCTCTTTTATTGCCGATTGAAGTCAAGCTGATACCGATGCAATCGTACGCTGAAAGCTTATCTGGCAATCCGGATAGGCTCTTACGTATTTCTATTGCGGCAGAGACTAACTTCGGGTATTTATTGGAGAAATCGTTGTTTATAATCTCGTAGCTATCCACCTGCCACATTTTGACATATCCGCCCCATCCAGTTCCTTTATAGGTATAATTATCTGCGCTCAAGCCGAAAGTATAACCGTCATCGCTAATCCATACAGACCTTGCATACAGGTGACGATCATCTTCGTTTTCGATGCCGGCATTATATTCTTCTCCATAATATATGCCAGCTTTTGTTTCGAAAACAAACGGATTATTCTTCCCAAAATAGCAACAGGTCATGTGCGCAGTGCCATCTTTCCTAACGTGAAACGAAGCATCCTGTGGGTCGGCAGCACCTATCCACAGAACATACTCACCTCTATCTCCTCCGAAGTCCGTCACCTTTCCGCTAGGAACTCTGAACGATGCGAACAGCGTCCCGTTCTCATTATCGTTATACAGGTTTATCTCATTCGACCCAAACAGGTTAATTTTGGCATTATCTGCCAAAAAGAACTGGGTGGCGATGAAGGTAAAGTTTGACATATCGGCAGAGGTCCAAAACTTCGCAAACTCGGCATTTTCCGGGGTGTTGCGAACATCATCTGTGCCGGTAGATTTATATGACTGAAGGCAGCGATACCAAACCTTATTTATAAGCACTACATCCAGGAACCTCTCATCGTTGCTACCGGCATAGTACTGATAAGGTGCATCGGATGTAGCTGATACAAAACCTACATGCTGTCGCCATATTGGGCCACTACTTCCTCTGGCTCCAGGATCACCTTGCCCTCCAGGCTTACCATCGACACCATTCTGCACAACGGTAAGAGTGTTGGATGCAAGTATCTTCAGCTGCATATCATCGCTGGGTACTCCGAGATTTCTACACAGATTGTCGATGTAGTCGTACGAGCCATCGACCTTGATAGGCTTGTCATACCACACAAACTTAATCAGTCTGATACTTCCTTCATTGACGTTGCACGCAGCCATCGCGTCTGAGATACTGCAATTACCTCTGGAACTGGAATACTTATAGCCACCAGATCCATCTGGTTTCTTCATTAAGATACAGGTTCCTGACGATCCAATGAACATGACCAGGTAATTGTAGGTACTGCAGATATCCTGCTGTTCCTCGCTATCGCCGCCAACATGCTTGATGAAACGGAAATTGCCCAAGTTAGTCGTGAGGAATTCACCCGTTTCGCCATCCGCAGTTACAGAATTGGTATCTAGCGCAATCTCGTAAGAAATTGCGCTGATACCTCTTCTGATATATTTAACCGTGCCTACACATGATGCTACTTCTATCATAATTCATTATTACTGAATTAAACCTGTTATGACATAATTTGCGCCTCCATTCTGCGACACCTCATCCTCTGTAATGCAGAATGGCGTAGCGACATTAATCGGAGTACCCGCCGGATTGTAGAATTTCATCGCGAACGTAACACCTGAGCTGATTAAGGTTTCTCCGCGATACATCTTTGGAGCCCAGGTTACATTACTGTTCGAACCCTCTATGATTTCCTCCTCAGGCGGGGTTGGGTTAGGAACGACTCTGAGTTCGTCCGTATGGTCCTCTACTCTTTGGATGTCTGAACCGATGCCGGCTACGGTAACCTTATAGAGTCTCGCGTTGCTCACATCTGTCAGATTTACCGTGATTTCCTTACCAGTATACCCAACGCCCAAAGCCTCGAAATCTCCGGAATCACCTGTTGCTTCCCAGGTATAGGTCGGGTTACTGATAATTGCTCCACCAGTATCATCGATGTTTGCCTTCAGTTTAATGCTGGCATGATCCTTGTCAAGAATGCCTCCATTGCTTGCCGATATGCGAACCATCATACCATTCGAGGTACTTTCCAGGACAGGAATAGTGTAAGAACCTGGTATCTTCTTAGAGTTATTGCCATCGGCAACGGTTCCAACGAACTCGATAAGTACCGGAGTCGCATTGAATGGAACGACAAGATTCTTGAGAATCTTGAGTCCAGCTCTTGTCTTCTTTTTCGCGTCAGCAGCGATATACTTGAAGTGTCCGGTCTCTCCGTAGAAATTCTGTGTAGAGATACCGTCTTCCCCGAATGTAAGCTCGACACCGTTGGCTGTCCACTTGGCATTATTCGGGTACACCTCGGCACCTTTCTTGCTGTTCGTTATGTAAGCCTCAATAGTAGGCTGTTGTACCGGGTTTGTGAAATCCGGTACTATGCCTGATGCCGCGTTGTTGTTGACATCGTACGATGCGTATTTCTGACGGATATCGCCAAAATCACTTACCATCTTAATAAAGTAGGTTCCACCCTGTTTAGTGTATTCTACGGAACCTACCGCCTGCGCTTTATTTCCCATAATTAAGCCTCCTTTTCTTTATTGTTACCGTCTGCTTCGTCATCCTCTGAAGTTTCTTCAGAACCTTTGTCTGTAGCCTCTGAGTCTGGCGTATCGTTATCTTTCTGCCCTCCGAAATAGTCTGGAGTATAACACCCGGCAAGGTCGTCAGTATAACCCCAGTATTCATCGTTAGCCTGATTGGTTGTCAGAAGCGCGCCTCCCACATAGTTGGCCCGTTTCTTGAGCGTATCACCAGGAACCTGGTTCAAGTCGCCCATCCAGAGCAGGATATTTCCATCCTTTGTTCTGTTTCTAAGTACCGGGTTGCAGAATCTTTTTGCAACCTCAGGTGTCACCTTGATATAATAAATCATACTTCTATAAATTAAAGATTAAACAATTACTTACCTACTATGATAGCCCCGTCTTCATCAACCAGATAATTGCCGTCATCGTCGACGAAGATTTTAGTCGCTCCCAGATCTTCCATCGTATTTTTAATAGCCATGCCATTAACGAATGGTATCTTCGGACTCAGGCCTTCCGCTACGACTTTAAAGTCAGAATCACCAGGATTCTTTACGTGCCACCGGATTTTAAAGAATTCCTCAATGTTATTTATCTCCGTGTTCTTTACAAAGAGATGAGCCGTCGGATTGATATACGACAGATTCTCATCGTCTGTATTGCCAACCCCAGAATAAGACGGATCGTATGCCGGCATTTTTCTCAAGGCAGCAAACTCTTCGCTCGGATCAGTATCGCCCAGGGAATCGCTCGACTTCAATCCGTCAACCCTGTACATAGCTTTGCATACGTAATATTCTGCATCGCCTATCAAGTCTCGGTCTATGGTCAGCTTGTTTCCTAAAACCGCCACTTCCTTACCATCGACTACCGCCGTCTTTGTAGGGAGTGATACTACATCGATATCCTTATCTGCTGAACCCGTAATCAGTTCCAGAGAATAGGTTTCGCCGGAAATATTGGCCTTGCGATACCAGAAGAAACGAGTATTCTTGCTGTTTGTCACATCTGTTTTTCCGTCCGTCAGCATAGCCTCGAATGTAACGTTCTTCGCATCGGTAAGCGGATTCCATACAGATACCATAGGGGTCACGTGAAGCACCGGAATAGGCCGTTCCGTATCATCACAGAAGACGGTCTTCTGCCCGAGATACCGGATTACCTGTTTCGATAGCGGATTGGTATACGATGCTTCGAATTCCAGTCTGATAGGATCATTAACAGACGAATTCCTCTTAACGATAAGCATACCCTTAACTAGTCCGTCGGAAGAGTCTCCGATGACTTCATAATCATCTCCTGTCGAAATCTGAGCTCCACGGACGTACTTTTTCGAAGCAGAATTGTATACCAGCTCGTACCATGCGATGGAAGTCAGCTCGTCATTCACATAAGCCTTTACCGTCTCCGAATTCGGATTGATGGCATTACAATGAGGAAAGAGACAGAGGTGAGCGCCGGTCTTGTAGTTAGGACTCCAGCCTCCATCACGGCTATTATATGCCTGCCGGTCAGGAACCCCTCCGTAAGGAACAATCTCGCAGATCGCGTCTAGCGGAGTGTATTTTACATTTAACTTTCTGGTTTTAGAACCGATTATCATTACCATATCAATAAATTATTTAAAGATTACACAAATATCGAAGATTCTGCATAGGCAACTCTTGAGCGAGATGGCTGGACCGTCTCTTCCAGAAGTTCCACCTCGACCTTAAACTTGCAACTCCACCTCTCGTCTGCGTTGGTTCCGAGATCCTTCCAGGTAATCGGAACGGCAAAGCCTGCATCAGCATGTTCGATAGCCCAGGCGTTGTCTTCCTGCACATTACCGGTATCTCTGGTCCATATAACTCTTTTCGCTTCAACATAGTCATTAACTGACCGGTTGTAGAGAGTAGCTTCGAACGAAAGCGTGGTAAAAACGTTATATTGACCTTCATCGTTGAGTTTAGAGATTTCGTCACAATCAAAGCTCCATCCTTGAGCAGATGTCATCTCGACCTTGAATTCCGGGTTGCCCTCAACGAACGCCCAGCCTGTACTCGCATACCGAGGTTCCTCCTGAGTCTTATCTATCAGACAGCGCCACCGGCAGCCGTAATGCCAAGCGTCATGTACTTCAGTAGCGATACACCTGTAAGGTTCCTCGCCCTTTGCCGTATCAAGAGACCATCTGCCTCTATCTACAACATCCTGCTTAACGTTACCCTGATAGTCTGTACGGATGATATTCTGAACTGCCAGATACTTAGCATAGAAGGCTCCATCGCGCTTGTCTGCCAAAGGATAGTTAGCGAAGACGAAGTGTAGCGCGTCCGGAAGTTTACCGATAGCCAGGGAATAATTGCTCTTATCAATGATAGGCTTAGTAACATGATCGAGCCATACGAGTAAGCCCTCTGACGATGAGATATACCAGCAGCTCTGCCTGTCTTCCTCTACCGCATTACCCCAGCGGATCAGCCTAGCCAGCTCGCAAGGTGGATGATTTGCCCCAGAAGGAACCTCGCTGTCTGGATAACATACTACCTCGATGGTATTCTTGACGGTATTGACAGACAGGACTCTCATCCACATATCGTAATATTTACCGCCAGTAGCGAGAGCGTTGACAGATGCCAGGATAACATCGTTTTCCTTAAAGGCAGTAAAATCGCCTTCCCACCGCTTCTGCAACTGCAGAGTATAGGTAATATTGTCGCCTGCAGTAGCGGGGGCATTCTCTTCTACAGAGTCAACCAGCCCGGATTCGGTAAACACAAAGTTGCTCTCCATTGCCGTCTGGCGGTTGACGATAAGCTCCTTAGCGATGATGGAACTGCGAGACGTAATACTCTCGAATTCAGCGTTTCCACGTTCATCGATACGTCCTCCCGAACCTGTAAGTATTCCAGGAATAAAACCACCAAACTGTGCACCTGAAAGAAACTTGATCAGAGCGCTTGCCGTATCTTCGATATCCTTGCGGAGTATTTTCTTGCTAGCCTTGCCGTTTTCAGAAAAATCATCGGTTTCATCGGCATATCCTGCCTTGATTTTCTTGTCGAGATAGGTAATGTATCCGTTGAATTCCGACAGGGCGTCCAGCACATCGATATTCCTATGACTATGGCCAACGCCACCTCCGCCAGTATAAGAACTGGACAGTTGCCCTACCAGCTGGGTGAAGATAGCAGCCAGCGTAGTTACTCCCCACTCTTCTGAATAGGGGTTCTGAACCGGGAAGAGAGCCCCGCTACTGAGCGTCAGCCTTTGGCATTCAACAAGTCGCGGGGCGATAGTAAAATTTCCCAGATCCGGAAGCTGGATATCCAGCTGCTTAAAGCTTCCTACCTCCGAGCGCGAAATATTCAGATACGGACGGGCATCTGAATATTTATATGTGAAGGTATAGTTCGAAGGGAGCTCCTTCGCCTCGTAGTTCACGTCACTCTCGGTAACGGTTATCTTCCTGAGAGCGCTACCATGGTAAACATACTTGCCCAGAGACGGGAAGAAATCGAGTAGCCATTGGCGCTCTTTCTTATCCAGGAACCCGGTATTTTTCTTGAACTTGCGGGTGGTATCTACGCGGTATTCCTCAGAGTCCTCCTCTATTTCTGCCACGTTGTGGGTATGTTCTGCAGTATTTTCGCTGTTGCCGTAAGCACGGAAACAGTCTACACCTCCCAGCGAATTCTCGAACAGGAACCATTCTTCTTCCTCGCTCTTCATACCACCGGCAAAGTATTGCTGTACGTAGGTAACCCGCTCTCCAGCCTGCTCTACCCAGATTTCGTAAACATGTGGCAGAATGCCATCGCCTAACAGTTTGGCGATGATGGCGTATTGTACCGGAACAGTATATACCTTTCCTGCCTCCAGGCTTGCCAGCGTCAGTACCTTCTCTTCGTAGCCGTGTCCGTTCGGTATATATGCCTTACACTTCACCTCGCAAGCTTCAGCTGCATAATAAGTGAGAAATTCCGGAGAGTAATAGGTTACCTCCTTCGTCTGCGGCTGCCAGGTGAGGAAATTGGTTTTCAGAAAATTTGCTGCCGAATCTGCCAGCCTGTCTACGCCGGCACGTATCACAGAGAAGGAAATCTCCTTCTTGCTGTCTTCGCTGCCAACCTCGTAAACCGTTGCCGCAAAGGCTTTCATGATATTCGGCTGGATATAAGGTTCAATACTGTCCTTCACCTCGAAACTGAGCAGAGGAAGGATGATATCCTTGACGGACACCGTAACTCGGTTCTTATCGTTCGGCGTATAGGTATGCTGGACGATATTTGCGCTTGAGCCTTGATAGCGTAGGGCGAAAACCACATCTGTCTTCGAGCTGCTGTATATCTCGAAGGCATTCATGGAGCCTACCATGCTCAGAGCATCTGGATATAATAAAACCTGTATCATCTTAATCTTGTTTTATTTTTATCACAAAATTAAGATAATACAGGTACATAGCAAAGGACTAGAAGCCTTTACACCTTGATACACTCCAACCAGGTAGTCGTGCAATGGTACACCCATTTGCTGTGACGGAACATCGTTGCGTGTCGGGTTTTCTGACTCACGAAAGATTTCTGTAGACCATACTTCTGGCCAACATACTCAGCTGAAGGGAGAGGAGGATAGATAATCTTGAAAGTGCGGTTCTTGTCATCTCCGGAATTCCTGTAATCATCCTCAGATACCTCTACCGTCTCTTCGAATCCGAGCCACTCATATTCGCAGTTCATCGCCGGCATTACGGCTTCCAGACTCTCTGCCTCGTTAACAGGAGTAGTGAGAGCGATGGTCCTGAGCTCGCTTTCCGTTGGTTCGCTCTTTCCTCCGAGGGTAAACTTCAGTTTGTTGAAGAAGAAACTCACACCTCTGATCACAACCTTTGCATAAGAAGGAAGATTCTGCTTCTGCGACTGGGAGAGGAGCAGTTTTACCTTGAGTTCCTGGAGTGAATTCCTGAGCAGGAGATCATACTGCCGGTAGAACTTTTCGAAGATGCCGTCCTCACCATTATATACCAGGGAATAGTCGAACAGTTTCCGGGGTGTAGGGTCTGCTGGCCGATGCGTACCAAATTTATCCGAAACTGATACGTGAATGTCGTATGCCGTCACGGTTCCGCAAGGCATGTTATCGGTTCCCATGTATGGGAAGGCGAGCATGACGGGAGTTGTGACTGCATCTTCGCTGGTTTCGGAATTGTCTTCCGTTGCCACCTTCATCGAAGAGTTGAGCGTAGCGTAATCTCCGATATACAGCCATCTGCCCATATCTCTCGTGATAGTCTCTCCGTCCGCTTCCTGCTTATACTGCAGCATTCTTACTTCCGGTATCATTTCCGGTATCTCCACGTCTTGCGTATCTATATCATCTTCGCCGGCATCGTAACTCTGGGAACACTCCCCTATTTTGGTTTTCACCTTATAGTCGCCGGAAAATCCGTCCTTGTAGAAGCAGCCTTCTTCGTTACTGAAGTAGGCGCCAGAATTCTTCGCTACCATATCCTTGATATCGTCATAGCTGTCTTCTGCATCGCTGTCTGCCTGGTGTTTTGCACGCAGGACCACGCGCTTGTAATCGGATGCAGCCTTATAAGATAAGGTAGGCTCTTCGGTCATCTGGCGGGTGAGATCCGCAACTGGGGCGCTATCTGCCACATCTCTCAGGAAGATGATATCGGCGGTATGGGTTCCCTCGTCTGAGACGAATTCGCAGAGGAACTTTTTCCGAAAAACTGAAAGGAAATCTGATACCGACACGTCCGGAAGAAGATCCTCGATGCGGATATGACCGTTCACCATCACGTCTATCACATTATTAAGCAACACCATCTTATTAAATGGTTTCGTCCTGGTGAAGAAATTCTCCTTGAGATCATACCCGAAGTATTTGAAAACACGCTTGAGAACATAGTTGGCACGGATGAACGGGGAGATATAGTAACCCTTATCCAGACTGATCGGTATCTCGTTAACATATTCCGTAACCGGATATACGTTCCAGAAGGTATTATCTCCTGTGTTGCAGAGAACTACTCCGAATTTTTCCGGGGCAGCCACATACTCGTAGCCGCCACCTTCCTTGTATCTCCAGTAGTTGGCATTAGGAAGTTTCTGAAGCCTGCCCAGCTTGTTCAGTATCTTATAAGTATATTCCTTGTCCATGCCCGAGTCATCGGTAAGCAGAACCGGGAAGATATCATAGTTCTCGTTCTTGCCACCTACGAGAGATCTGCAGAACTCGATGCACTCGTCTACGGTCGTGCACCCCGGTATCATCTCGTCCTTGAAGATGCTCTTCAGCTTTACGTTCTGTATCTTCGAATAGAAGGATCCGTCGTTGATATAGAAGGAAGAAGAGATGTTCCCCTTGTGCTGTGCCGAGAGAACAATCTGCCGGCATTGGGCGAAATACTCGCCGTCTTCGATGCTTACGTTCGTAGCCACCATTTTACCCCTCATCCCGAAGGTATCGGGATAGTTCAGTATCATGCGGTTGTAATCGCTTGCCGGAATATCCAGCGGGGAGGTCGTCTCCCCGTAATCGTTGAAGAACGGGTTGGTACGTTCTACCTCCAGCTTGGCACCTTCGCTGAGCTGGTAGGCCTTTCCTTTATCCAGATTTGTTATTTTCATGTTCAGAAGATTTTATTTTTTAGCAAACTTTCTCGCCTGGTTTCTCAGTTCCTGTTTGGCGTCCAGATCCGAGAGCGATACAAACGAGCGGATTCCGTCTCTCCTAAGCTCTCTCAGCAGTTCCAGGAGCTCATCATTATTGCGTCCCGACGTAGCATTTCCTGCATCGCGATGCGCAGATTCCTGCGTCCGGACGTAAAAATCTGCCCCTCCCGGAGCGATTTCCTGACTGATCCGGGCAGACTGGCGGGCGATGCTTCCACCCAGCGCCCTGCCCTGCATGGCCATCAGATACTTGCTCATATCGAAGGTTCTTATCTGTCCGGCACGCTGGGCTGCATCCATCAGGTTGATGAGCGGAGCGATGGTAGGGTTCTCCAGGGCTGCATTCGATGCCACCCACTCCTTACTCCTGCCTCTAGGTCCCTCACCTACGATAACGGTAGGATGATCTACGTACCCGCGCTTACCTGGTGCATACTCGGCGTTGAAGTGTTTGCCATCCTGCTCGCGCTCTACATCGATACGTCCGCCACTCTCGCGTCCGCTTGCCACGCGCGAACCGGCAGAACTGGTTCCGCTGGCGGTTCCGTTGAGGGTCATGCGCTTCACCTTCTGGCGCTCGGCATTTGCTACGGCCAGCTGGGCTGCACCGGTCACACCCATCAGGGCTGCAGCAATACTTCCGGCAATCGGCCCCAACTCGCTGTATGCCTTCATGATAGATACTGCAGTATTAGAGATAATCTGAGCTACCTGCATGGCGAAGTTTACGTCGGCATACTTTTTCTGTATCTTCAGTTTCTCGTTGGCTTTCTTTTTCTCAAGTTTCTCCTGGAGTGCCGTATTGCCCTCGGCAGCCTTAATCTCTGCATCATACTTGGCGTCTACGTTCGCCATCTCGGCATTCTGCAGCGCGGTCACGGTATTGCTGAAGAGTTCTGTGTAGTACTGAGCCTGCTTCATGAAGGACTCTCTCTTCAGCTGCTGCACTCTCTGCTCGTGTTCCTGCTGAGTAATATACTGGTTATCGAGCGCCTGCTTCAGTTGCTGCAGTTGTCGGTCGTACTCGCTCTGCTGGTCGAAACCGAGAGCCTGCCTAGCTTGTTTTTTCTTTTCGTCCTGTTCGTCAAGCAGTTCTTTTTGTTTAGTGATATACTCCTTCTCTATCTGAATCTGCACATCCTTGTATGCCTTCTCCAGCTGGGTAGTATCTTCCCCGTTCTGTTTGGCCATATTGAGCGCAGCCTGATAATATCCCTTCAGAACTTCCAGTTTCTGGTCGCGTTGCTGTTCCAGGGTCAGTTCCTGCTGTGTCTCCCCTTGCTCCATCACCTTTGCCAGGGCATCCTGGTAAGCCTGTTCTACTGCCACCTGCTGCTCAAAATGAGCCTGTTCTGCAGCCCGGAGGTTCGCCTGCTGTTTATCCTGGAGTGATTTCTTCTTTGCGCCATCCGCAATTCCGATATTCTGCGACTGCTCGCTATACGAGGTTTCGATGGCGAGGATGTTGGCGGTATGCTGGGTCTTCAGAGCCTGCATGGCGAGGTCGTACTTCTCTTGAGATACCTGTTTCTGGGCGAGAGCCATTTCCCAGTTGTTCACATCCTGCTGGTAATCCTGGTTGGCGGCATCGATATCTGTCTGTCGGTTTTCTGAAAATCTCTTCGATGCGATATCGTCGGGATTAGGCTGTGTGGTGGTAGTATTTACGGTTCCGGTATGGCCACCACCACCTTTTCCGCCACCACCACCTCCGATGCCGCTGTCCGGAACTTCCGGCTCTGACGACTCCTTCACGGTCTGATTCATGATACCATTTCCGAAGGCGCCTGTAATGGTATGAATCTGCGTATCGAGTTGTTTGATGCTATTCGATATCGAATTGACCTGCGACTGGAAGTGACCGACTGCATCGCTCTGGGTGTTACCTACCGCGCCCCATGATGTGGTATACGAGACACCTTGGCCTTGTGCTGATTTTGCGCCGGCAAGGTTCTTCTTTGCGCCGGCAAGTTTAACCTCCAGTTCGGCCCGCTGCTCGGCAAGACTCTGTATCTGCTTCTTAGCACCCTGTACCTCATAGAGTTTCACCAGATTGTTGATGTAAGCCTTCAGAGCCTTATCCGATGCCTTGAACTTCTTTGTAGTCTTGTCGATGGTAGCATTATATTGAGGAACTATCTTGTTGAGAGCGTCCACGGCCTTGTATCTTTCGTCCATGGAGAGTTTCTCGTCTTTCGCCACCTTTATCAGGTTCTCCAGTTTCAGTTTTTCCTCCACCACCTGTTTCTGTGCCTCTGCCCTAATATTGTTGAGTGCCTTCTGTGCCAGCGTTGACGCATCGGCTGCCTTCTTCATATCCCAGAGCTTCATGGCGAGGAGAGCTACTCCTGCAGCAATCAGGCCGAAGACGCTTGCCTTCATGGTGGCGTTCATCGATACCCATGCTGCCTTAGCCTGGGTAACCCTACCTGTAAGCAGGAGGAAACCCGCCTGCAGCAGTTTCATGAGTCCAGTTCCGGTAGCGCAGATTACGTTCCATGCCTGCTGGGCTGCGGCAGCGCCCTTAGTCACGACGATATTCGTCTTGATGGCGTTGCTGGTGGCTATCGCTACAACCGTGAAGGCTGTGAGCAGGATGCCGAGCGTCTTCACCACGCCCTGATGCTTTACGCACCAGGAGATGAGACTGATAGTGTTCAGCTGCATATCTGCATAGGCATCGTCCCATTGTTCCTTGAGCGGGAGGATTTCATCTCCCAGAGCCTTCTGGGCGTTCTGCAGTTCTACCGTCTTCTGGGCTGCCCGGTCGGCTGCGCTGATATAGGTCTCTCCAGCCTCGGCAAGCTGGGTATCCACAATCTCTGCCACAGCCTTCATAAAGTCTCCTGTCTCCTTGGTCTTTTCCGAAATCTCGGCTGCGGATATTCCCAGGTTGTCAAGAATCAATGGGGACTTGCGACCCAAACCAGTCACGATACTGTTGGTCATGTAATCTACCGACTGACCTGTCTGTTGTGCCTTCAGTTGGGCAAACTGCAAGTACTTACCGAGGTCTTCGAGTGGAATGCGGAAATCTTTAGCCTGTACGGCAGCCGTCATCAGCTGAACATCGTTTACGGTTCCCTTGGTTGCCTTGCGAAGATTCTCCAAGAGGTCAGGCTGATCCATATCCTTGAAAGCCTTGGTCACACCATCGGCGGTTTCTGCCATCTCCAAGCCACCATCAATAAGTTCTTTGACGGAATCTTTGAAACCTTGTGCGTAACTACCAAAGAGTTCTGCTGCCTTGGTCATCATGTTACCATATAGCATTCCGTTAGCTTGGTCGCTAGCCGCAAGTTCACCAAAACTTTTAGCGTTCTGTTTCAATTCAGCCATTCTACTGCTTACCTCTTGCAACTTTTGCTCCAATATATCATAAAGTTTTGGGTTGAGCGTTTTTGAGGTGTTTTCAAATTCCTTCTGCAAACTTTTCTGCTGCTTCTTCAATTGACTCATAGTCATATCAAGCACATTGAGTTTACTGGTCTGCTCGCCTATCTGAGAGGTAAGGTTGCGAATTTCCTTACCAGTCTCGGTATATTGCTTCTTGAGGTTCTTGTAGGTATCAGTCTCTTTCTTGCCAGCTGCCTCCAGCTGAATCATCTGGCTGAGTCGTGCCTTGTTCTCGGAGCGCAGCTTCTTGCTCTGCTGCTCCAGCCGGTATATTTCCTTTTGGGCTGCTGCCGCCTTCACATCGACGGTGTAGCGAATTTCGTCTTCCGTTAAATGTTTACTTGCCATAACTTATGATTTTTGAGGGTTGAGTGACTTTTCCAGTTCCTGACGGATGCCTTGGCGTATCTCATCCGTGAAGCCATAACGGAGCTTAGGGAACGTCTCGTGATAGAGCACGCCCCATACCACACGGTTGTAGAGTGCAAGGTTCCTGCGCTTGAACTTGCTGATGCGGTCGTTGCGCTGGCGGTATTGCATATCGAGGAAACGGAGATAAGGAAGGATGCGCACGAAGATGGTGCGGTTCTCGCCCGAAATCTGGCTGTCGAACGAGTGTGCGGAAAGCGTGGTGAGAAGTCTTCCGGTACGGCGCTGGAAGTTGCTGCGCACCACGTTCTCCTGTGTGGAGTATATCTTCAGGATACCTTCCTGAAGAGTCTCGTGAACAAATTTCTTTTTAACAAGACTGTCTGTTACCATATTCTTTATACATTACTAATTAGCAATGCAAATATAATAACAGACGAGTATATGGCAAAGGACTAGTACCTGAAGAACTTTACGTATATAAGTATTCCAAACAAAGGAGTAAATATGGTACATAAAGTCAGATAAACAAGCCATTTTGCAAACATCCTCGAGCCGACAACAAACGGTCCAAGAACAAGCGCAATCACGAACGACACGAACTGCACGAAGCCAAAGAAAGTATCTAACATAATCTGTATATTTTAATGTGTTACTAATTCTCGGGTGCAAAGATACACCACTTTTTCTGAAAAACCAAATTTATGCTCTAGAAAAAATGGCCACCCTCACGGGCAGCCATCTTTAATTAGAGAATTGACTAAATTTAAATATTTGTCACTTTATAACATGATAAACTAGAAAACTACTATTCTTTTTTGTTAGCGAGCACTCGGGTTGCGATGAACATATTGTAGTCTGCCTTGTTTATCTCGAAGACAGACGAAACATGAATGCGATTTAAATCGAGCGCCTCGTCCTCAAGATGCTGATCTCTGGTATCTTGAATTGTTTTCGTCAACGGGAATGTACCATCAACAGTCGAACTGGCAACCATGTCGTGCCGGACATCGTAGCGACCATCCTTAGAAGGAATTATGACTTCTGCATAGAAGTACTTCATAGGCTTCTCCCCTGTCAGCAGTTCGCCCAGTTTCTCGTGCATCTCCTTGAGCTGTTCATCGGTAATGCCCGAGATATACATGCCGTTCATACTGAGCATGTGGTGGCGCTTTACTACGCCAAAGTCGTTCACCTCGCACTCATCGAAGATAGGGTGCATTCTCTCCTCGTTCAATTCAGCAGCCTTCTTTGCTGCATCTTTATTCTGATTTGCCATAATCTGCTTAATTAAATTGTTTGTTACTATCGTTATTATTCTACTCCTCCATCTTTAGGCCTTGGTCGGCTCCATCCTTCGGGGTACATCTGCTGAGAGTCTTCGGCAAGATTTGCCCCCCCCCGAATTGCGGTAAGCCTCGAAAATCTTGTGGCGCTCGTTCTGAAGTTGCAGGTTTTTCAGAGCATGATTGCTCTTGGCCTTCGCCATACCGGTAAGGTAATCCTCGGTAGCCTTGCGTCGGAAGTCGCGAATGTTGCGTTCGCGCTCATTAAAGGAAGCCTTCTTGCGGTCAATCTCCTGTTCAAAATCTGTCCTATCCTTCTGAAGGGCCTCCATGTTTCTGCCTGCTATATCCCTCTGGAGGTCGCAGTCCCGCTGAAGCTTGATCTTCTCGTTTTCGAAGTTCTCGCGTTCCTTATTGATAGCCTCGGTGTTCTTTACTAGCTGAGCATGGAATATCTCAGTTGTCATTATCTCTTTAGCAGTTTCTACTGCTCCGTCTAATACGGTCTTGATATCTTTTTCGTTACTCATTTTAATGTGAATTTAATCGTTTATACTCTGCCATGTTCATGCTGATTCTCTCCAGGTATATGCCCCGCGTATTAGGAGCTGAGTAATACCTGCCGTCGAGCCAGACGATGATGGCGCGGTCATTTTTCCTGTCGTTGTAGCAGCGGATTCTGCCTCTGCGGTTGTAGTCGAGCCAGCACATTGTCTCGGTCTTGTTCGGACCCATCTGACGGCCGGTGTACTGAAACCAGGACGTTCTCAATACTACCTTGTAAAGCAGATGCGTGCGCCTACGATGTTTGTTCTTAATTGTTCTCATTTCACTCATTTCTTGTTAATCACGATAGCGATAGTTCCCACGCCCGTACCACTCTTCTTGAAGGCGCCTTCCTCTATCTCGTAAACCTGGGCGGAAACTTCTTCCAGGAATGCGCGGAAATCCTTACATGCCTTTTCCGAAGCCTGCTGCCAATGCCTGGAAGTAATGGCTGCCACGGTTCCACCGGGCTTGAGATCTTGGTACATCTGCATCACGTGCCTGATGTCCTGGTTCTTCGAGAAGGGAGGGTTGGCCACTATCAGGTCGTACTCCGAAGAGTGCTCTGCCTGGGTGAAGTCGTCGCCTAGCAGGCGGATATGATCCAGCTTGGAAAGTTTCTCCTTATTCTCCGGCATCAGCTCGTAGCAATCTACTACCACGTCTGGCTGCACCCTGTGGATGGCATCGATGATGGCTCCGGTTCCTGCACTAGGCTCCAGAACCTTGCAGTCGGGACTGAAATCGCCTGCCAGCGATACCAGCCAGTCGGCAACCTCGGGTGGCGTGGCAAAGAACTGGAAGTCCTTTGCCAGGTTGCAACGCTTACCCTCCATCAGTATGCCTGCCACTCGGGTGGCATCGAAGTCGAAGCTGAAGCCCTGCACCTTGCCGCCCGTCCACTTGCCGCCGGCTTCCTCTATCCAGACCTTCACGTCGGCATAGGTCTTCTTGCTCAGCTGCACATTGGGCAGATAGAGCATATTGTCCTTGAACGTACATTGCTTGAGGACTTCCTCTGCTGACAGCTTCTTCCCGTCCTGCTTGCCGGAAGACTTGCCCTCGGTTTCGTCTGCGAAGTCAGGAGCAAGCAGATAGGCTAGCTTTCGGGTGAGACACAGCTCTGCAGATTTCACTTCATTGAGTAACTTCAGCATTACCTCTAAGAAGGATAAATCTACATGTCCGGTATCATCGTAGATGCTCACATCCTCGAATAAATCACAAGTTGCATGAACGTTCGCTATGCTACCACGTAACATTTCTATTAAAGTCTCTTTTTTGTTCGTCATGACTTTTCTGTAGATAAATCATTGTTGTGTCTAAGCTACTATGGCCAAGGAGTTCGGCAAGCTGCGTCACATCCTTGTTCTTCTTGAGATACTGCTTGGCAAAGAAGTGGCGGAAGGCGTGGGCGTGCATCTTGCTCCGGGCTATGCCCAGATGGTCACCCCAACTCTTCAGTCTTTCAGAGAAACCTTTGTCGGTCATGGGACCATACTTGCCCATGCAGAGATGTCCCGTCCTGCCCGTCTCCTTCATATACTCCCTCACCTCCTGCTGAAGGCTTTTCTGAAAAAACACCTGGCGAAACTTGCTGCCCTTGCCCTTCAGAACCACCTCGCCATTGGCTACATCCTCCCACGAGAGCTTCATGAACTCATGCAGGCGAAGGCCTGTAGTGGCAAGGATCCTCAGCCAGTAGTAAGGGTCCCGGTTGGGTTTCTGCTTCAGATAAGCCAGCAGCGCCTGATACTCCTTCTCCGTAGGTATATTGTCTGTAGAGAGCCTGCGCTGAGTTTTCACCCTTTTCACGGAAATGGGCTTTTTCGCAAACTTGGAGTATTTCACCAGGGCGCACATGCGGTTGTTGATGGTGGCGGGCTTCATCTTCTGCTCTTCCAGCGTCTTCAGAAACCGCTTCACGTTTTCCTGGTTGAACTCGTCGGCATAAGAAAAGAAACTCCTGATAGCAAAACGGTAGGTTTCACGGGTGCGTTCGCTGGCGTCCGACTCGGTGTCCAGCCATTCGATGAACTCGTTCACCTTCTTCTCGTTTCGTGCACAGATATCTTCTTTCTTCTCCAGCGATTTCACCTTGCGCTTTGCCCGGCTGTAGCCTACGCCGATGAACGACAGAAAGTCGAGGATGGCATCGGTAGCACCGGGCATGATGGAAAGTTCTGAAGCGTGAGCACGCTTGTATCTCTGGTAACCCCTGCGGCTGATCTCGTCAGCTTCCTCAAGGAAGGTGAGGACGTATTTTGCCGCAAGCCCTATCTTGCGATAGGTGGTCCCACTCGAAGACAAATAGCCTAGATAGCTTGTGTAGTTATTTTGCCTGTCTGTATCCATAATCAATAAATTATAGTATTTATACTGCAAAATTACTCACTTTTCTCTAATCTGAAAAAGACAGTTATTTTTTGTCTTCTACCGGGCGCCAATATACCGCGAAGGTGTTGCACTCCATGAAACAGTCGGCATCGCTATCCTCGGTCCAGATGAAAGGAATGCCGCCATCATAGCGCATTCCGTCGGCAAGAATTACGCTCTCACGATGGTCATCGGGCGTGCGCGGATCATGAAATCTTACCTTGGCTCCCTTCTTGAAACCGTCTGCTACCTTCAGGAACGCTCTCGACTTGAAGATATACATCCTGTTCTTGAATATCTTGAACTGAAGCAGTCCGCTATGCGTCATGTGGCATACCTGCTTGCTCAGCTCCAGACCATCCTTGTGAGAGATAGAATTGCAGTCTGCGAAACCTACACGGGTAATCGTAGTGTCGGGATAGAACATCTTGTATTCGGCAAGACGCTCCATAACATCTCCTATTACATCAATCTTTGCCATAGCTACATCACCTCCCCTCCCATAAGAAAGCCACCTAATACAGCTACTGCCATGAAGGCGAAGAAACCTGCCATGGTCATAGCTACTTCGCCATACGTAACCGTCTCCTCGCAAAGGTAGGAGAAGGTCTCGCTCTTGGTATTGGCGAGCTTCCTGATTTCACACTTGAGAGCCTTCGTGCCCTCCTCTACGCTGATGCCTGCAGGGCGCACCTGAGCATCACTAATTAAAATAGAATTCTGCATATCGCATCATCTGTTAAGCATTAACAGCCGATTGTACAAAAGGGTGGCGGCTGCATTCCCCGTTGCTTAACAGATGATGACTTTATCCGAGAGGACGTATCAAATCTTACGGTTCATGGAGCCGCCATTTATTGTGAGAATTATTTCCCCAGTTAGGAAAATATATTTTCCCAGTTAGGAAAAATATTTTTCCCGATTAGGCATAAAAAAAGCCTGCGGCCAGAAGCCATAGGCGAAACGGTCGCCCTGCCGGATAGACTACTATCATCTGTTAAGCGTTGGCAAAGGTAAGAAGAAAATCCGGAACCGCCAAATAAAAATCGGGAAATTTTCTCACGATGAGAATAATTAACACTTAAATATGCTGTAGAACATAAAAATGAGGGGTTTGTGGGAATGAAAAAGCCCCGATGCATTGCTGCACCGGGGCTGATGTGTGAATAGATAACCCTATGCTAACTGCAAAGAGCTAATGCGTTGTCCAATCTCCTGGACGGCACGATTGAAAATATCTTTCTGCTCGGAATTGAGCGTATAAACATGACCACGAACCTCTGAGCCATTGAGACGCTGAGAGAGCCATGCAGCGCTTTTACCGAAGTATTTCTGTGCGATGTATCGAAGTGGAAGCAATTTATAATCTGCCTCTGCAAGCTGCTCACGCAAAGTGGCAACCTCCAGCTTCAGGTTTGCGACTCTATCTACAACCACCTCACTAATATATTTCTTATCCTCCTCCGTAGCATTTGCGCTGAGATAGCGATGAATCTCGTCTCTGCGCTCTTTGCTCTTGACATCCTGCTTGCTAGCCAATGCCATGTACTCTGCCATTAATTCTTTAATATGCTCCATATTCTTATATTTATATTGTTTAAAGAACCTCCCCTCTAGGGGAGGACTTTTTAGTTTTTTCTTTGCTTGTAGAGCTTAGAAAGGTCTGCGAGTCTCAAATCAATCTGTCTCTCGTAATCGAAGACCAAGTCTTTCAGTTCGAGAAGAGCCTTGATTTCGTCTTCCTTTCTTTTAATTTCTTGCTCTAACTCTTTTTGTGTCATACGCTTAAAATTAAATTGTTAAACATCTAGTTATCTATTCACGATGCAAAGGTACATAAAATTCTTTTAACGACCAAACAAAACATAAACTTTCTTTTATGTTTAACTCATTTTTAACGTTTTGATACGGGAAATAAGCGGAAAAAGCGTATCTTTGCAGAAAAGATATGTTTCACCTATTAATATATATAAGGTATGGAAAAGATAATAAGTAATAAGGCAGCCTCCTTTGCCAGCATGGAGCTTGCCAGATATGCGCTGGAACGGGCAGACCAGAGAGCCAGCAGCATACTGGAGCAGTATCGCAAGTCAACCGACCGCAACTATACGCTGGCAGGCTTCGTTATGACGGTATTCATGGCACTCACGGCTTTCCTTGCCACAGAAAAGATGACCCTGATGCTAGTGGCCATCACCCTCCCTTTATGGGTAGGAACCGGAACGGCGCTGCTCATCCTATTCTGTAAGGTGATGTGGGTACACGACTTCATGGCACTGGGAGATGATGCTGCCACGATGCTGAGAGATGACCTGGTAGACGTGGCCATGAACAAGGGCTTGCAGGATGATGATAAGGCAAACGATGAATACCTGCATCATCTCGTAATATCATCCATCAGACGCGCTCATAACGCCACAGAGTATAACCGCGCCTGCCTTAACAGAAGGAACCGATACGTAAAACGAGCGATGACCGCAATCATCGCCTCGGTAATAGTGAGTGCAACGACTACGGTCATCATGCTGGCCTTATCTTTTCTTGGGGTTCTCCCCATGACTTGAAGTGTCCGGATAACTGTTCGGATCCTCTGGCCAACCATCCTCATTATAGTTTGGTTTCATAATCATAAAAAAGGGCTCGTGCATCCGGAGAGCAGTCCTTCAGCACGAGCCACACAGCTGTATTTCTTTTCACTTGCTATGTACAAACTCTGCTCAATCTGCACACAACCTTAGTTCAATGTCATCATTACGCCTGCAAAGATAGCACTTTTCTCTGAAACCATCAAACATTTTGCTGATTATTTTCAGAAAACAGCAAGAAAAAGCCCCGATGCATCTCGCACCGGGGCTTTTTGATAACTTTGATAAACTTGAATCACCGTACTCTACAACAAGAACGATAGATTTCCATATGAGAATTAGAACACACACCTGTGCCATGTTTGAAGATTATAACTGTAACTAATAATCATGAGTATAAAAAAGATACTTCTAATATAAAATTCAGCCTAAATAAAAATGATAAACACTTAAACTATTTCTTAAACATGATAATCCTAGGATAAGAGAGCCGGGAGTGCGGGTTCTGGCCCACCACCTCCATTCGAACGCCCTTAGTCCCATAACGGAAGAAGAGGAACTTCTTCGGCACACGGTGAACAATCACCTGAAGGGTATCGCGACTCTCGATATGTACCCGCATGCTGTCGCCCTCGATTTCGCCCCGCAGGGTTATCCATGGATCACTCCAGGATACCGTCTGCGAGACGTCGGGCGGTCGGTAGGAACCGGAAAGACTTCGACTGCATGTATCGTGAGGAACCGGCTGGATGGCTGCCTTCACGTCTACCTTGGTGGTGGTAGAGGTTGTAGCTGCCGCCATGATCCGGCTGTTCTTTATCTTGAGTTCCTTCCTGTTAACGGCAAGGAGAGAGTCGGGGTTACGCTTTAGGTCAGACGTCTTCAACGTGATCGCCTGCACGGAAGCTCTTGGCCTGCCTGACTGCGTCCGTCCTATCTCTACCCTGCCGTTGTGAAGGAGGATATCCTGATTCTCTTTCGTGCGCTCCGACTCGCCCCGGAGTTCGTGACACTCCTTGAATGCCATAACCAGGGCGAGCGGAATCAGCACTAGAAGAATAACCTTAATAAAACCTATAAACCTATTCACACTAACAACAAATAACAACAAAAATACTTAAAATTTATACACACTTCCGCTGGATCGTCTTGATAATAGAGGTAATGGTGGTGAGGTACGTAGGATCTGTAGCGTACTTGCACCCTACCGCGTCGCATATCTTCTGGGCAAACTTGAACGGGTCCTTACGGTATGGCCAGGCATCCTTATAGCCCGACTTCTGAAAGAGACGTTCATGTTCCTTCAGGCAGTCGCCTACAGAGTCGAAATCCTTGAAGGCACGCATCACGGTATAATACCAGAGATTTTTGCCGGCAACCTTGCACACGGAGACGATGCAGTCTGGCTCCTTGAACTTCTGTTTAGGAGTCTTGAAATATTCGTGAGTCTTCACCATGACGATATCCCCGTTCCATTGGCTGCCCTTGGTAATACCGAAGAGGTTAGCCTTACCGATAACCCTTGAACCCCATCCTGTCTCAAGCATAGCCTGGGCAGTAACGAAGGCAGGATCTATTTCTGTTTTTGCCTCCACGGCCGCAGCATACACCTGACGGGCGAAGGCTAATTGAGCTTTATTTGCCATACCTTTATATATCTTATAATAATGTATACCTATGATGCATCATCGGGCGCATCTCTTTCTGAAAAGTTGATAGGTCCGCCGCCGATGTAATCTCCCTTGTCGTTGAAGTCCTTCATACGCTTTACGAAGTTCTTCGGTAATATCGGATATATAGCCTGTATGTTCTCGATAATGGAGAATATCTCGCGTACCATCATGAACACGCAGATATAGGTTCCTATCCATTGCATCGGGCCAACGGTAGAGCCTTCTACGGTGGCATGACTTGCAAAATTACTCAGGATCATCAGGAAGACGTAGATTACAATCTTCTTCGTGAACCTGGAGAAGAAGGATTCGCTAGACGCATCCTTGTGAATAAGATGTTTCCATACACCCAGGAAGGTATCGATAGAGATGGCTATCGCTATCCACTTGGCAAACTCCCAGTCCTGATACACATACTGGAATCCTTCCGACACAGCCGTCAGAGGGAGCGAGGTGATTGCTATCATCGGTATATTTCGTTTATATTGTTTCATAACATTTCGGCCTTATGTTTTTTAGACATTGCAAAATTACACAAATATTCCGGAGCCGCAAAGGACGCTAGCGCATCATCTGGCGCGACAGCCGGTGAACATCCAGGATGTCTGCGCCTGTAGCCGAAAGCATGAGGGTCCAGCCGTAGCTCTGGAGTTCTGCAGATACGAACGGAATGATCTCGCAGGTAGTAATACTCTCCCGGTCCATCCAGTAGAGTCCTTCTGTCTCCACATCTGCCATGATACGGGCATGAACCTTCGAAAGCATCTGAAGGGTGCGGTCGTTGGCTATGACTCGTTCGAGCATATCGGCATGAGCAGATAACTTCATCGCTACAGTTACGGCTATACGCTGGGTACATTGGAAACTCCGGCGCCCATCGCTCTGCATATCCACTTCTCCGTAATCTACGAACAGGAAGGAACCGGTAAGCTTATCGATGCGTTGCTTCAGTTCGTCGAACGACTGGCCGTAAACGTAGTTTTCTATCTCCGGAACCAGTTCTTTCTCGGGCATCTCCTTGATTGCCTTGAGCACGGTAGCATATTCTTCCATACTACTCTCGCCCTTGTTGGCAATACCCTTCGTAACTCCTGCAGTAGCAGGAAATTTGGCGAAATATTCGAATAAATCCAATAACATAGGCTTTTATAATTTTGTCGCAGAGAGGTTGTTTCCCTGCCTCAGTTATATAATCTTTTTAACTATCTCCAGAGGTAACCCTACCTCGTCTGCTATCTTGGCCAACTCCATACCGGTAGCCTTCAGACTCTTTACTCCCTCGATGGTCTTCTTTCTGAGGATGCGGAGATAGGTAAGCACGTTCAGCTGTTCTACCTGACGGGCATTACCCAGTCCATCCTTGGAGAGATCGTAGAGCGCATCGGTTGCATCGGTAGTAATACTGCTGCCCTCCTTGGGTATAAACTTGGTGAGCAGGGAGAATTCAGTCTTCGAGAAGAGGAAATTATTTACTGCAGTAAAGTTCAAAGCTATCGCCCGAAGAGTATTGACAGGCAGTTTCTTGAACTTCAGAGCGAGTTTCTGCGCCTCTTCCGAGGAATACACTTTCTTGTCGAAGTAGAGTATCGCAGCCAGCAGAGGAAGACTTTCCTCGCCCATATCGAGCAGCTGGCGCGCTTCGATATACTGAAGGGCCGTGAGTGAACAGGTGAGCGAACTGAAATCTGTATTGACCTCGTAACCATAATAGACTTTCTTGTCAATAAAGATAATCGGCAACTGCTGCCGGCAGAAACAGAGATCGAGCACGAACTTATCATCTTTCTCCTGGAAGATGAACGAGAGCTGACTGGCTATAGACATGAAGTTCTCCAGGGTTCGCTCATCGCGCTTAATCTTGTTCAGGTTCCATCCCTTCATGTAGCAGAGAAACAGACATTTCACAGCACCTGGGGAAAACTGCCCACTCTCCATGAGAGAAAGCAGCTCCACCAGCTTCAGATATTGGTCAGAAGTGAGTAGTTCCCAGGAGTTCGGAATTTCATGCTCTATTCCGTTTGCTCTTACGGTTATCGTCTTTTTCATAAGCTTATGGCATTAAATACATATTGTCGTCCGGACGGTTCTCGGCAGAGAAGGAAAGAAAATCGTTTCCTTCCTGAGCATCGAGGAGCATATCCACATTATGCAGCAGATCTTCCACCTCCCCGTCTAGCTGTGAGGCGAGCTGTAGCGCACGGCTTGCCTCGTCGCTGCCTGAGCGGGTGGCGGTATTGTCGTCGAAGAGGTTACGGATGGTGGCAGGAAACTCCAGGATATCGAAACGCCTGAGAGCCTTCGCCACGGTCTTCTTCACCAGGGCACGCTTGAGCATAGGCAACGCCTTCTGGGCAAACTCAGCAAACGTCTGGTCTTCTCCTCCCTGTTCGAGCCGGTCGAAGTAGGCGCCTATGCTTTCATCGAGCACCTCTTTCTGGAGAGGAACACAACGGAAAAAGAAGAGATACGAGAGGTCGATAGGATAAATTTCATCGAATTCATCGGCAGTAACTACCTTCAGTTTGCCGAGCATCTTGTAGTAATTGGTCTTGCGCCAGTCTTCCATGGCAAGACGGATATCGGCAGGATCATCGGCACTTATCTCTTCAGTAAGTTCGGAAATCAACGAATCCATCGCATTAAAGTAGTTCTCCATATAGGAGCGCTTCATGCCTTCCATCTCGTACTTGTAGAGATTGATATCGTTCTTTCTGCGGTTCACGGCATCGAAGATAATCTGAGTAGCTAGCGTGAGGTTCGCCATGGCAGCGCGGAGAAAATCCTTAATGCCACTCTCTTCTTCCTCGATACCGACAATATCGGAGAACGTATTGTTGCCGATGATGGCAACAATACGCTTGCGTGCGGCTACGGCAGAGCCCTGAAGGCTGTCGAAGTCGGCGCTTGTATCTGCACCAGGTGCGCAGTTGCAGAACTGCGCATAACTGGCGAAGAGTTGATTGAGTTGAAATTTCTTGTTCATGCCTGCTGTTGGTTAAGTCGGTTGGATGGTGTTATATCTTCCTGTCTCTGCGGAACCTCGCGGTAGAACCCTAGCCTGCAGCCCTGCTTGTAGAGCTCCGGGAAGTTCATGCGCAACGCCCAGTTGAGCGGTTCTGCGCAGACTTCGTCCTCCGAGGTGAGCGACATGATGTAGATGAGATAATTATAATAGGTATCACTTCCACTCTTCGAGATGACGCCATCCTTATCTACTGCAGATATGGCTGCATCGAGACCTACCGAAGACAGAAGGGCTTGCTCGGTACGCTTGTCGTAGGAGATGAGCGCCTCGATATATTCCTTATACTTGAGGTCAATGGTCTCCACCTTCCACGACTGCTCGTGACCCTGGGCATCCATGAAGGAGATGGAAGAGAAACCTTTGCCCTGATTGTCTGCACCTGACAGATAGGAGCTGAACTTGCGTACCTCGTCACGGACGTACCGTACCATGCACGACTCCTTGAAGTCTGTACCGATATCGATACCGTTATACTTCAGCAACTCCATGCCCTTCGCCTTGCGTCGCTTGTTCTCCTCGCAGAGCTTGGTCATCTGGGTGCGCTTACTCTGAATCCAGGCGTTCGGTATAATGACATGCACCTTTGCAGCCAGCGAGTTTTTCAGAAAACTGTTAATGTATCGGGCTGTCTTGTTACTACCTTGAATGTACGGACGAGCACCCTGATGCGTTTCGTTGGCTCCATAGAATTCGTCTACTGATTTCTCTCTGTGATGAGAAATCGCAGCATACCGGTAGTTGTCAACTTCGTTAAAGCTGAACTTTGGATAAACCGAGTAACTCGATAAGCCATAGGCGAATCGCCCTACTACAACCTGCTTAAAGTCTCCGTACGAAATCAATTCTGAAGCAACATCCTGGCGGGTAGTTGCCAGCCTGCAGTAGCGGTTCTCCATCGCCTCAAGCGCAGCCACCGGCTTGCCCATACCTATTATCTTGCCTCGGGTGAAGCGCCACTTCACGAAGAAGTCGCCAAAGTAATAGAAGTTCTTGATGCAGGTCTTACAGAACTCCTCGACTGAAGGGATGCCGCGGGAACTCCAGGAGTCGAGCCATTCCATTACTTCAGGCTGTTCCTCGTACTTGCGTACCAGCTTGCCGTTCTCAATAGCCTGCTTGTATACTACGAGTCCATGGCCATAGAGCATCTTGATCTCCTTGGAGTAGAGACGTGGGAGCAGTCGGTTCTCCTTAATCTCCTTGGTCACTTCGTCGCATTGCTGGTTGTTGTGACCACGCATCAACACCTGGTATCCCTGTATGCCCAGATAATGATGCTGCTGCATCCAGAGTGTGCCACCGAACGGAGACTCCAGGAGTGGCGACTGGAAGAGCTGGTCTGCACCAAAGATGGAGTCGCCTTCACCTAGCTGGAAGGTAAAGGTATTGCCATCGGCAAGGTAGATGCCGGCGTTGCCATACATGTCTATTTCGTATTCTTTCATAACCAATTTATTTTGTGAAGTTTAAATCCGTCTTGAGGGAAACCCATGTACCTGATGAGAATCCGGTAACACATCTTCGGCTCTTCATCTTCGTCTGTATAGAGAAGGTAGTTCTCTCCATCGATGGCGAAACGTTCTTTCGGCAACTGGGTTCGATACTTACAATGCCGGCGTACCTGAAGCTTTGCGCTCGCCTCGCCTCTCGACCTTGAGTAAGGAAAGAAAACCAGGGTGAACTCCCCATCGGGTAGCTTACTGATCTCTCTGGCCCACTGGAGTGCCGTGATGCCATCCATGATGATGTTCTTACTTGTCTTGCTCATAATGATGCGAAGATAGTGAAAAATTATTGCCCTGCAAAAGACCGGCTGCACCTGTTCCCCGTCATATTTCCGAGAAACGTAAGGCCTGCACCTCTCTTTCCCTTCCCAGCGGTGCGTGCACGTTTGGGTGATGTGATTTCGAGAGTTTTTCTCCCAGCCGGTCCGCTTGGGCTGATTATCAGCATTTTAGCATTTATACCCTTTCATTTTCCGTAAATTATTGATATTCTCGTGAAAATTATTACTGCAGAAATGCAGCATTATTCTGCGTTTATATCTCGAAATTATCCGGTAAATCGGTAGGATATGTACTTAATTCCGCCTTCACGGCATCAGAATAAAGGCCGTAAAGCAGGTAAATCATCGCAGAAGGCAGCTGTGTGGTAAGCCCTGCCTGGTTCTTCAGTTGCTGTTTCTTCTCCGAACTCTTATCAAGTTCTATCTTTCCGTCCGTTTTCTTCAGAGGAGATATCATGATGGCAGAACAGAGGTTCTTACACTCGTTCTCGTCGATACGGATGACAGGCAGAAGCGGACTGCGTTCTCCGAACAACATCTGGCAGAGTTTGAACTGCTGCCAATGGTAGATGGTAGGCGCATCTTCATTATAGAGTATCACCATAAAGCCATACGACTCAAGAGCTGCCTTCAGATTGAGCGAGTCGGTAGTTATCTGTTCCCGCTCCTCCCTGCGCTTATTGCCGGCGCGGTCTGGATAGAGATAGATGGTCTTGTTGACGGCTGCAGATCCGAAGAACTGGTGCACCTCTGCCACAAGGTCGTTATAATCCTTGGGCAGGAAGGCAAAGAACTCCTTGATGATGTCGAGACGCCTGCCGTAATCTTTCTTCTGAGCAACGATGAGCGACTGGAAATTGCCAGGGTCATATCCCATATAGAGCGGTTCCTGAGGGTCGTAATGAAGAAGATACTCTGCCGTGAGGATAAACCTATCCTTCAGATTCAGGCGAAGGATGGACTCATACTTATAGCTATCCTTGAACTGATGCTTTACGTGGTCGTAGTTGATAAAAAACTTATTGGTTACCTCCTTGTGGCGGATGGCGCAGATAGCCGTGAGGAACTCATCCGTATCAAGAGTGTCCAACTGAGTTTTGAAGAACTTCGGTCCCAGGATATCCTTATTGCAGAAAGAAGATGCGCGAATATAGTAGATGGCATTACGGCGCATATCTGCCAGTCGAGGTTTCCATCTCGCCACGAAGGCATTAAGTTTTACAGACTCCAGTCGCATCTTCTCCAGGAGAACAGGATCCTTAGAGTCTCGTTCCTGCTGCTTGAGCACGAAGAGACGATATAGACTTCTATTGACTTCTAGCGACACGGTAGCAATCTCCTCGATAAGCTTCGGGTTCACCTTCTTTTCATAATCCTCAAACCAATCGTCTTCGCCGAGGTCAACTCGCGCGGTATCGCTCACACCTGTAACGCCCTCATAATAAGCAGAACAGCGCACATTGGCTGGACCTCCACGTAATGACGGGAACAGTCGGGTTTTAAGTTTCTCTCCGCTATTATGTTTCATCTCCTCCACGAAGGCGTGCACGGCATTTCTACCGGCAACGGATTCCGGCTGATCGCTTGATACGAGCTGAAGGTGAGCGCCATTCCGAAATATCACGCTATGCTTGGCATAGGCAATCGGGTATCGGGGTTTCCGGAAGTGGGAAGGCAGCGTGCTCTCTCCTACTACGTAATCAATACCATATTCCAACATGGATCTCTGCTGCCCGTTCACAACTACCTGGCGAGAGAAGTACGCCTGGATGTTTGGCCAGACGTTGGTCATCAGCGCCACGTAGGTTTTGTGAACCAGAAAAGATAGCTCCCCTGGCATATCGTTGGCAACTCGTATCAGGCGAGGACCAGTCACACCTTCTGTCTTACCTCCGGCACGGGCAACCTCGGCAAAAAGCATATTGGGGTCGATGATATTGGCAAGCAGCTGCATGTTGTTCATGTAGTAATGCTCGAAATCGCCAATAGTATTATCATTCAAAATCAGTTGGCTCATCACTTAGATCCTCCACAATTTCAGCTTCCTGAATATCTGCATCACGAAGCAAACGTTTCTTTTCTGAACTCTCAATAGGCAAACCATCGATGAGAGATATATAAAAACCGCGGTTGTACTTGCCGGCAATCTCCTTGAGGTTCTTTTTCTGAAAACCTAGCTCTTCCGGGGTAACCTCTGGTGTAATGAGGAACACAACTCCGAGATCTCTATCTGCCTCTGCCTGTTCGGACGCACGTCTGCGGCATTCCAGGGCTTGATCCATACAGGCTTTCTGCATTTTATAGTCACGCTTGGCAGAGCAGAGCTTGGCAAGGTCCTCGTACTTGTTGGCAAAATCATTTTCCCAGACTTTTATGGCCACATTGCAATCTACATTAAAGTAAGATATTGCCTGATTGATACGAGTCATACAGGTGCGCACATCGAGGGATATCTTCTGCTGCGAAGCAATACGCTGTTTGAGTTTGCGGGCGCCACGGGTAATGTTACGTTCATACTCGTAGATTTCGACTGCCCATTGCAGCTGCTTCAGAAAGGTCTGCACATCCTCTGGAATGCCTTTGCCCTCACCTGTAGTCAGAAAGGTGGTTATGAGGTCTGGATGAACGCTCTCCAGTTTTTCTATCTCGCTTTTCATACGCCAAACAACTCCTTTCTAAGTTTCAGTTCTTCGCGATCCTGCATCCGCTCATTCAGTAGTTTGATGGCATCGAGGTCGCCATTTGCTGCCAACTCGGCTATCTTCTCGTCTGCCTTGAGTTGAGCCTGCTCTAGTACACCTCCGTTCTTCACCATCGAGACGCAGGTTTCTGCAATCTTCCGTAATTCCGTCTTATCCATCTTATCTATCTGATTTATCTGATTTGTCACTATATTGTTCCATTACCATCTTGAACATACGTTCACGTTCCTGATGACGCTGGAGGTTCTCACGGTCGCTGGCACGTTTGTCCTTGCGATCATCTCTTTTAATGTAGCTTTTATAGCGCTTGATATTATCGAGCACGTTCTTGTGTTTATGAAGAAACTCGGCAGGGTCCTTCTTGAAGAGCTTCACGAGTTCATCGAATTCCGACTTGCCCTTCAGTAATGGATGCTTGTATAGAAACTTTCCGGTATCGTTGTAAGCCTTCAGTTCATCGAATGCCTGAAGGTTGCGGATGCGGAGTTCTGCCATGGCAGCCACATCGTTCGCCTTTGGTTTCTTGTCCAGGAGTTCGTCGAGTTTCTTCATCTTGCGCCATGTGTTGATGCGGTCGTTATAAATGACGGTCGCCATCTGCACGTCCTCATTATAGAGGTTATCCCAGTCGATGTTAGGATATTCCTCTTCTTTTTGAACTACTTTTTTTTTGAGTCCTCGTCAGGGTCGGCAGTATCAGGCTGTTCTGATTCCTGCTGACTTTCACCTTCAGGAGTCTCTTCTTCGGTTGAAGTATTACTTGAACCATCTGCAGGTATCTGTTCTTCTTCAGCTGAAGTATTACTTGAACCGCCTTCCGGTCCCTGCTCTTCTCCAGTTGAAGTATTACTTGAACCGCCTTCCGGTCCCTGCTCTTCTCCAGTTGGAGTATTACTTGAACCGCCTTCCGGTCCCTGCTCT